AGTTTAAAAACATTGAGTCTGCAGACTTTCAGAATTTATATTATTTTAGAGGTGATGATGAAGTAATGACCAACATAGAAGCACTTTTTAAAATAGCAAATGAGGCTGATGTGGTTGCAGTAGGAGGTACTATGAAGTTCGGTGACGTTAATAAATGGTCACCTGCTGATATATACTTTGGTAGTACAGCGGCCAAAGCTAAAATAAAAGCAACAATAAAAGAATATGGCACACCAAAATCTAAAAAGGCTTTTAGTTTTATGATGTTAAATGCTATGATGGGTGAGCTTATTAATTCTGGTGATATATTACCACTATCACTAAAACAGGCTGCTGGTTCAGTAACCATTAAAAAGGTTAACTTTGTGAGATCAGAGGAAGAAAAATATATAAACAGTTTAAAAATAACAAATATCATATGGTCTCCTTATAAAGCATTGCCATATGAAAAATTCAGCGCAACACCAAGAACTCAAAGACAGGCAAGAGACCTACAGGTAAAAATAGCGGTGGGTCAGGTTACTGGCACATTAAAGTTTAGACACGACCCTTCAGGTGGAAAATACTTAGCAGAGTACATACCTGATAGAGGCAATGCAAAAGAGGGTCAAATAGGTTCAGCTAATCTTATATCTAAAGTAATGGAAACCTTAGATACAACCGCAGCAGCTAAGTTCAAGCGGGAATACGATAAAGCATTCCTTAAATTTAAAGAGGAAATGAAGCCTTTGATTAAACAAAAAGCATCAATGAACACGGATAAGTACAATTGGGCAAGAGGCAATGTGAGTGCGACAACAATAATGGCAGCAACAGGGCCTGTGTTGATGGATTTTTTCAAAGGCAAAAACGGATTAAAGTTTGCGAAGTTAGTATTTGAATATAGCACATCCAGATCTATAGCTTCAGGTAAGTTCGTAATAGCCAAGTAATGAAATCCTACTTTATTTTCAACACCAGAGATGGCTACTGTTTAGTAGAAGCAAAAGACGTAGATAAGCTACCCAAACCAAGAGAGCTTATCCGTCGTGCTAATGCTGTTGAGGTGTTGCGTGAGTATGCTGAGAAGGAAGGCATTGAGTTTGCTGTCGATAAAGCACGTAAGCGCAGTAAACACACACAGGAGACAAAGGATAAGATCAGTGCTGCTGTCAAGGCCAATCACGGACACAAGGATGGGTTAAAAGAATCACACCGCCTAAAGATTAAAAAGAGTAGAACAGGACAGAACAGAGGCGAAGATAACAACTTCTATGGAAAGAAACATTCTTATACTACAAAACTAAAAATGTCCAAGACAAGATTAGCAAGAGGTAAGTACAAATATATTTGTAACCCTGAGGGCTATACTGCTATACCAGAGAATGATCCTGTGCCTGAAGGCTATCAGTTAGGAACAATCTATGATCCTTATAAACCCACTGATTAGACTGTAAACGAAACTCCACACCCACAAGTACCGACAGCATTTGGATTGGACAACTGAAAGCTACTACCCATGATGTCTTCTTTGTAATCTAACGTGCTTCCTACTACATAACTATACGAAAGGCTATCTACTAATACTAAGTTATCTATTATAGTATCATCTGCCTGAGGTTCTTCTATTGAAAAGCCGTACTGAAAACCCGAACAACCTCCTCCGTGTACATAGACTCGCAATAGCTTGTCTCCGTCTTTAAGAGAAGCTGCTTTGTTTTTTGCATTTTCTGACAAGATTAATGCTTGAGGGGTGAATGATTCAACTGACATCGTATTCAAAGTTATCCGTTTCTTCATTATCTGATATTAGCTTAGCCCCATTACTTAAATGAAACTTTGTAGCTAATTTTGTTTTGGGTGACATTGTAACAACACGAGGAGACTTCTGCCCAGTGCGTTTAATTTCTTTTTTTAGATTATTCAACAACCCGTTAAGCAGTGTACGTCCTGCTCCTTTACCGTAAGACCAAATAGTATAAGGAACCATGAATGCCTGTGTAGGCTTTTCTGCATAAGGTATCATTGACAGTTCTGCTTCAGTAGTGGGTATGCTAAACCCGTTGGCTATACATACAATAGCTACCATCTTACCTTCTCCTGTTTGCGAATCAAGATCAACTAAACCATATGTTCGTCTACCAAACTCATGGTTAATTCTGAAGTCTGTGGGCAAATGAGGACGAACAGGATCGTCATCTATATATTGATCTAACATCTCTTTTGTCATTTCAATTATTTGCATAATGTAACCTAAAATATTTTAATGATATGAAAGACAACAGGGTTTAGAAACTTCAGTTCATGGTGTCTATCTTCAAGATCAATCCAGATAAAGTGTTTAGGATTCTTTTTGACAATCTTCTTAGCAAAAAATGACTTTTCAGCCGGAGCCTTTTCTACGGTTGAACCATCTGCTAATGAAACCTTTTCCCCTGGATAGTAAATTGTTATCTGGTATTCTTCTCTCCAGAGATTTGTCCACCAGTCAGCTACTTTTCTCCACATTCTTTTTAGCCCTCGCCTTTCTTTTGGGTTTTGTTTCTGGTTTGTTATACTCAGTTATACCAAGAGGTTTAAGTAAAGGTTCAAGCTGTGGATACAATTCTAACAACTTACCATCTTTTACTGCTGTCAGTATCTTAGCTTCTTTGTGGTGTACTCCTTCAAGTATATTCAACCACTGTGCCTCTCTCTTTACAGGAGGTAGATTATTCATGTTGCTACCAGGTGTAATAAATGCTTTCACTCTGCGCCATTCAAGCTGTAGAGTAGTTTCACCCATGCCTTCAGGAATATCTTCTTTAATTTTATTGATTTTAGGCATACCCTCAGGCAAATCCCATGCGGGTTTCTCAGCACCTACACCAATACGCACAATAGGAACCAATGCCTGATTAGTAGACGCCCACTCTTTCAGTCGCTTCACCTGCTCATCTACAGATGTTGCTTTGAATACCCACTCAAAACCCTCATCTGCTTGTCTAAATTTTGCTGCCATTAAAAATCTCCCAACACATCCATCATGTTTTTCATTTTGTTTTTTATAAAATAGTTTAGCAACTGACTTCTATCGCCACCCTGCTGTAATTCGTAACTATTTATAATGTTATCTTTAATCTCCTGAGGAGTTTGTGTAAGGTCAACAAGCATACGATTACGATTGTATCCGTGTGCCATATCAGCTGTCACCCATTCCTCAGGCGGCTTAGACTTCCACTCTGCTAACTGAGTCTTACGTATGGGCTTTTGACGTTTACCTTCCACAAAACAATCATCAGGGGACAACATATTAGGAATGCCGTCACCCTTATCGCCTGTAATAATATGTTCCATCAGTACCTTTTCAACAGGTTCTTTTAGTTTGATCCACTTCTTAAATGCTGGGGCATACTGTTTCACGTTGTCCCATTTCTGTAGCTGATTGAAGTCATGGTCACCGCTGATAATGAGATAAGGAACAGAAGTAGGATCACCGAACAATCCATCAGGCTCTCCCAACTTCTGACTATATTCAGCAAGAGCACCAATAACGTCATCTGCCTCTGCCCCTTCTATGTCTATGACAGGATATGGGAAGAATTCTGCTAACTCATCTCGTATAATAGACAGAGCATCAAAGATAGCATTCCAATCAAAGTCTGACTTTGCTCTGTCTTTCTTACGGTGTGCTTTGTACTGTGGGAATACCTTTCGTCTCCAGTAGTGTCTGTTATCACAAGCAATAACAAGCTCACCAAACTCATTACCGAAACGTGTGCGATATGAGCGAATGGTATTGATAATCATGTGACGCAACAAGGGTAAGTTTACTTCAATATCACTACCAGGCCTGTGACCTATCTCTGACATGAATGTTGCAATTGCTACTTGGTTATAATCTATGACAATCATTTAATCACCCTCAGCAAAACCATTGTGGGTTGCACACGGGACTTTGCAGGAAACTTCTTGCCACGTATCTTGTCCATAAATGAGTGCAAACCATTCTTACGACATTCCATAAACAACTTAACATATTCGTCTTTACGGACTGTCTTTTCGTATGATTTTGTGAGGGAGTAATTATCAATGACTGTGCCTTTAACCCCCAAAGTGTTTTCATACTCTGACGCATACACACCAATACGCTTACGCTTAATGTCATACACCCATACCTCACTTGCACCTATGATCTCAACAGGATCAATGGACTTATATTGCTCGTGCTGCTTAGTGTACTTCAGCCTGCGTACAAGTTTGTTCTTGTCAACAGGACGCTTACGTCTGATACGTGTAATCTTTTTAGCCTGTTTAGTTTCCATGAGGCCTGTTTGTACGCCATCAAAGAAAGCTAACAAGTGCTTTAGGGTAGACTTTTTAACGTGTGAGTAGCCTTCTGCTAACTGCTCATCATCACCCTGTGCTAACTCTCTAAACTCCATAGCAAACTCGTCTACAATTGTAACAGCTTGTCCTGTCTCAACATTGTTGAGTTTGAATGATTCTACAAAGTCTTTGTAGTTCGTCATCTGTGTGCCATGAATGATACGATCAATCGAATCATCTACACCCATAGCAAACTTATCAAGATTCTCTCGTATGATTACAACTTTGGGTTTGACTTCCTTTTCTTCTACATAGGAACCAGCTGCTGCTATCCAAATATTCTTCTGCCTTTCCATCCATTCAGATGTTGATTGTGTCAACCAACCCAACTTGTTCCAACAGTAGAAATATTTAGCAACTGAATGAAAAGTAGAATCAGGCAACTTTGAAATAATAGACACAGTGTCTTTATCCCAGTTTGCTTTCATCCACTTTTTAAAGTGATTAACACCTGCCTTATCTTGTATCTCGTAATGCACGAAATACAGGCACTGGCGTAGTGCTACCTCTCGTTCTTCGTTATCGGTGAGCAGTTTGAATTCTGCCCACTTAGGTTCTGGCAACACATAGGTGCTGCGTGTTCGTTTTGTCTTTGCCATTTAAGGACTCCTTCTATAATTACATCTATAATTATAACAGAAAAAAACCCTAAATGTCAAGCTCTTTTATGTACTGTTCTACAGTTATTGAGGGGATTTCGGTGATTGCACAGGTATTGTCCACAACTCTACGGACATTTAGACCTTCACATATATACATCAATCGGTCATTCCAAATGTCAAAACGGTCATTTGGTTGTGCTGTATCTGGATATAATTTTTGGGATACACCATCAAACCCTATTAAATCTATTTGTCCAGCGCCTAAATCTTTGGCCAAAAGAATGGCCGCGTTGCCTGTGTTCTCACCATTCATAAAGTGAGGGGTATGCCAGTTTGTTTTAGGATGATATCCTAATCGTCTCAGGGTCATGTGTCTGTAGTAAACAACTCCCTCATAGGAACTTTCATATACTTCTTTGGTAATGGCGTGGTCTATAACACACAAATAAGTGGGGTGAAAATCTCTGTAGACCGCGTTACATCCTACTGTAATTCCTGATATCTTTTGTAAAGGAATCGGGGTCCTTGAGACCCCGTTACCTATAACAGTTACCCTCATACAAAGGACTTGATATTCTTAATAATAACAGAACGCCAGCCATTGTTTTCAGTGTCAAAAACAACTAAATTATTTTCAGGAGCTGTTCTGGTTCCTGTTGTTGCAGGCACTACACTTTCCTGTAGTGTGGCCTTCATCACACGTTCCGTACCGTCTTTCTTTGTAAAAGTAATTGTACGCACGCCTGTCTGTAGTGCGCTTACATAATCTTCTCTACTCATTTTACTCTCCATTATAAAACTATACCCGAAGTGAATTCCCGCCATGCTTTTTCAACTGCTGGATTCACCGCCATCACAACTACTACATTGCTACTGTAGAAAGTAGCCTCATTAGGCTCTTCAACGCCTGCCATGCTAACACCTTTAGCAAAGCCCATACCCTGTTGGTTATGGACAATCATTCTTGGATCTTCAAGTGTCACACCCTCAGGAGTGTCAGCTACAAACTTGCCTACAAACTCACCTACATTTGTGACAACTGATACCACATCATTCTTTTTCATTATCTTTCCTTTTCTTATCAACTAACCAACTCAATTTACTTCTTAGGCTTCTATCTAATCTATTCAACTGTTCTACTTCTGTATCAGACAAATCAGGTACACCGTCAACATCAATACCAAAGTCCTCTGGTTCAGGCTCTATTGTATTTATTGTCACAAAGGATATTTTCTCACCCCTGCGCTGTAGTAATGACTGATTGGCCGCTATGACAAGCAATATAGCCAACGGGTCAAATACTAATACTATTAATATTACTACAATTCGTACCGTGTTGTCAAGCATTTCTTCAGGATTTTCATATATAAGTGCCGCAATGTATTTTACCGGGCCAACTTCTGCTTCTTGCTGTAATGCCATCTGTCTAAGTGGCCGTAAATCATCCTCATACGACTCAATATTCTGGATTGCTTGTTCAATAGAAGCATTGAGGGTTTGTCTTTCTTCTGCCTGTGAAGCACGGACAGCTAAGGCGCCATCAGGGCCTCGTATCCTGTCGTAGTCCTGTAGAATCTGAACAGAGGCATCGAGACTCGCAATAACATTCTCCGCATCAGTTATGACACGCCTTTCATTATTGATTCGCCTTTCAATGCTCTCAATCTGTAGAGCATTGTTGCCTCCCATTGTAATAGTTTGTTCAATGTGTGCTTTGGATAGGAACCCATAGATTCCCATACTTGTAATAAATGATAAAATAACTACAGATGTAGTCAAATAAACTTTATGTAGTAGTGCTGCCGTGTCCCAATTACGATATATCCAAGAGGCTGTGACAAGTTTTGCCACTTCAAGGACTATGCCCATTGTTAAGATAGGTACAGGCACTCCTGGAAAGATAGCCATCAGTCCCACTATTGAGAACCAACCTGCTACTGCTGATACTGCTAATGCTGAACACAGGAGAAGCGCTATGAAAAACATCTGTGAAATTCCTCTACTGTGATGCGTTGGTTTTCATTTAATAATTTAAAATACAAACCCATTTCAGTATCCCAATCGTAATCATTTTCAACCCAGTTTCTTTTTTCTAAAGCTGGGTCTCTTTGTATATGTGGAACGTAATCCCCCAAATTATCAAATAATAATATCTTAAAGTTTATATCTAAGTTCAGTCTGTGTAGAAAGGGAGCGCCGTGATATAACATGAACCTTTCATAGTTATCATACTGTGGATGATCTTGATGGTTTTGTTCTACCCATAATTGATGCCCACTCATAAATCTGTCTTTAGGGTCTCTCAATACAAGTATCTGTGTTTTTTCAGATTGCTGTATTGTATCAGGCACAACAAAAAACTTGAACCTTTCTTCCGGTGGAAGGGTAGTGTCACCATATACGTCACTATAGGAGTAACCGAGCGTGTGGTGTGTTATTGACTTTGTACCACACCTACCCATTGAGTATAATATTGCTTTATCGTTTTCAACTTTTAACATTCGGTAACCACTCTAACGGAACAAAATCAGCTAATGGCTCTTTGTTCAGTCTTATATTTAACATTGAGTTTAGGCACTTAGGATCGTGACGTTGTTGCCACTGTAATAAAAACTCCTGCATCTTAGCATGAGACTTCTTCTCAAACTCAGCAATAGTTTCTTTTGTAAGTTCACCTTCATACTCCTTAACGTACTTAGAGCTACCATAATATTTTTCATAGAGCCTTTGAGGCTTGCCTGAATATCCTATATAGTAATCACCATTAGGAAAATAGGTACAGTAAACTTTATGAGTCTGTGGTTCCTTCTTCTTCCGCTTCTTCTTTATCGCCATCAAGTACACCTTCATTATCAGATGTACTATTTATATAAGAATTTACCATGTCCTCGCAGTGAGCAATATTGTCAAGTGCGAGTTTTTGTATCATAGGTATATCTTCTTGCTTAAAGGTAAGTCTTTTTGATACTACAGCAGCAGGGCAACAATCAGTGGATCTTTTTATTTCATTGACATATAAGAACATAGGTACCCCCATTGTTTGTGCTAACTGAGCAGAGCCGCCGGCATATCCTACAAACAAATCACAGTTCTTTAGTATGTCAACTAATTCTTGTAATGGTGTTCTGTAATCTACAAATCTTACGTTGTCAAAGTTTTCATACGTATTAGACCATGAATCAGGTGACTTCCAAAATTTATGTTTTGGGTTGTTGTAGTCTTTCCACTGAACATAATTATTATGTGTAGTATTGAACACAATATAACCACTACCACCTTGCCATTTATATTCAGGTTTCATGTAGCGATAAAAATACAATGGGTGATTGGGTAATTCACTGTGTTGATAAGGTAGATTCTCATTGTATCTTATTTTGAGTTCTACTTTTTCAGTGGTCATCATGTCAAAGATTTTTTCTAATCTATAATTAGTATCTTCACTATCAGGATGCTCAATCGTTGGAGCGAGACGTTCACCTTCACCATTAAATGAAGTCCACTCTAATCTGACTTTCTTGCCTGTTTTCTGTGACAGATTATTTGCATAACCTACAGCACTACACATATCTCCGTAACCAGGCTTTCCTTTCCATTCAACAACAATAGGACCAAACACTGCATCCCAATTATTGTTGTATTTGTTTTGATTTACTTTTCTAAAATTACTGCCCTTACCGCCATGCCAAACACCGGACATAATTAGTCATCCTCGAAATCCAATTCATCATCAACAATAAGTTCCGCACAAAAGGCACAAAATCTTGGTTCGTCAATATTATTTTCTGGGTCATATGTAACCATGTACTCTGCCCCACATTTTTCGCAATAATTTTCTACACTTATTTTACTTGACATACTTCTATACCTGCCTTTTCTAAAAAGTTTCTACCGCTACCCTTTGTAGCTTCGTAATCGTTTATATAGTATACCTGCGAGATGCCTGCTTGATAAACAAGTTTAGCACACTCTATACAAGGAAAGTGGGTTACAAACAATGTTGCCCCCTCACTCGAATCTGTTGACCTACACAACTTCATAAGAGCATTAGCTTCTGCGTGAAGTACCTCTGGTTTAGTTTTGGTTGGAGTTACTACATCTTCACACTCGTTGCTCCAACCAGAGGGCATACCATTGTAACCAATAGAAAGTATCCTGTTGTCTTTTACAATGACACACCCTACTTGTAGTTTCTTTGCTGTAGATAGTTTTGCTGTTTCTTCTGCTATCTTAGCGTAATACTGTAACCATTTTAGGCCCATACTTCGTCCCATGTTCCTGTTGTCGCACCACGTGCATAATCTGTTGCTCTGTTCTCAAAAAAGTTGGTGTGTGTAGGTGCGTTAATCATTTCCTCAACCCACAGCAAAGGATTCTTCTTAACTTTAAATATACCTTTCAGTCCCAAACTAATCAGTCGCCTGTCACAAATATATCTAATGTATGTTTTTACTTCATCAGGCGTTAGTCCTTCCATTGGACCGATAGCAAATGCCAAGTCAATAAACTTATCCTCAAGCTCTACCATCTTCTCTGCAATAGTGTATATTTTACCCTTAACATCATCATTCCAAATGTCAATGTTCTCATTTACATACTCACGGAACAACTTAATCATATTCTCAGCATGCAAAGTCTCATCAACAATCGACCACGTAATAATCTGTCCCATGCCTTTCATCTTACCGTGACGTGGGAAGTTCAGTAGCATAATGAATGAGCTGAACAACTGCATACCTTCTGTAAACGCTGAGAAGGCAGCGATGTTTGTTGCTACTGTAGAAATATCCTGATTTGCGTTTGACATTTCCATAAAGTATTCATGCTTGTCTTTCATAGCATCATACTCAAGGAATTCGTTGTACGTGGACTCAGGCATACCTAATGTTTCAATAAGGTGACTGTATGCTGCTACGTGTAATGCCTCTCGTGCTGCAAACCCTGCGAGCATCATACGAATCTCAGGCTGTTTGAAGTATGGGAGATAGTTATTGACATAGCCGCCGGCTACATCAATGTCACCCTGTGTAAAGAATCTAAATATGTTTGTAAGGAATGCCTTCTCTGCTGCTGATAGTTTAGTTTTCCAATCCTTAACATCCTCTGCCATAGGGACTTCTGTGTGTAGCCAATGTGACTGCTCATGCTTTAACCAAGCATCATATGCCCAGGCATAGTTAAAGGGCTTGAAGTAACTTCTTTCTTCAGTTAGTTTTTTCATTTATTTTCCTTAAAAATTCTTTTTCGTATTCCTGTTCAAACAGATGGAACATTACGTGTTGTTCTGTGTTTCTTATATTATACAAGCCAGCATATTTCTGTTGTCTCATTCTAACACCTGGCTTCCTATATTCTATTCTTCCTATTTTCTGGTATTCAGGATATTTAGAAGGATCGTTTATTCTAATAGCAGTATCAATAATCTTCTTATTATATTTTTCAACAGATACACAGCCACCTTTATATCCTTGTAACATTGCAGAGTCTTCCATTAACCATGTCAGATCATTTGTTAAAGGTGCATTACGAACGCTGACATTTTTTAAATAATTAGGTATTGTATATGCCCTTGCTTGAACATACACATTGCTATCCCAATCACTTTCATACCAACCCATACCTGCTACTATCTCTGTATTCTTAATGTAGATCAAGTAGCCTGCTTTGGGTCCATCAAATCTTTTTTCTTTGTATAGCAAATACAAAAGAGTGTTTGGTTTATTTTCCCAATCAACAGGATCCATGTTGATAGCATTTGGCCGGCTGTCTCCTATTGAGTGCTGACAAAACTGTAATATAGGTAGTAAAGGATATGTGCTATTAATTACCTGGATCAACCTTCACACGCCAGGCATTCACTGCTCTCAACAAGTGCTGTCATATCAGCTTCCTTAATAATCTCACGTTCAATCCTACGTGATACCTTATCAGCTTTACCTACTTTCTCTGAGCGACAATAGTAAAGTGTTTTCAATCCTGACTTCCATGCTAAGAAGTGTACGAGATGTAGATACTTCTTATTTACATCTGGGCGGAAGAATAAATTAAGTGACTGTGCTTGGTCAATAAACTCCTGACGTTTTGAGGCGTGGTCAATCAACCAACGCTGATCTATTTCCATAGCAGTTTTAAATACGTTCTTCTCTTCCTCTGTCAGGAATCTGAGGTGTTGTACAGAGCCGTCATTGGATATTACTGAGGACCAGATTTCGTCTTCTGTCTGTTTAGTCGCTCCAGCTTCAATCTTACCTTTAAAAAGGTCCACCAGATACTTATTTTTATTGAGATAAGATCCAGAAAGTGTATCTTGCCTGTAAGCATTTGCCCTATACGGCTCAACAGAAGGCGAAGTGTTACCCATAATAATAGAGGAAGAGGCATTAGGAGCAATAGCCATAACATGGCTAAACCTTCTTCCTGTACCCTCTGCGTCAGGTGCCTCTCCTCGTTCACTACCCAATTCCAAATTTGCTTCATCAAGTTTCCCTCGAATGTGTCTGAACATTCTCATGTTAGCACTTGTAGCCTGCCATGATTCCCATTCTATCATATTCTTCTGTAGATAGGCATGGAAGCCGAGTGCGCCGATTCCAATGCTCCGTTCACGCATTGCTGAAAACTTAGCACGAGCAACTTGATCGGGAGCCTTATCAATAAAAAACTGTAACACGTTGTCTAACATCTCTGCCATGTCTTTCAGGAACATTGTATTTTTAGACCATGAGTCATAATGTTCTAAGTTCACTGAGGACAAACAGCATACTGCTGTTCTGTCTTTGTTTGTAGGCAGAATGATTTCACTACACAGATTAGACTGATGAATTTTCAGTCCGAGCTTTTTTTGAAAATCAGGCAGGTGTTCATTGCTTGTATCAATGAAGTGAATGTAGGGTTCACCTGTTTCCATTCTAAGTTCAAGTATCTTCTGCCACAGATACTTAGCTGAGATAGTGTCACGTATCTCACCTGTGTGTGGGTCAGTAAGGTTCCAACCGTCATCAGCATCTGGGTCTGCCATACAGCGCTCAACAAGTTCCATAAACCTATCATTGATATTAATACCGTGATGCAAGTTCAGACAACGGACATTCTGGTCGCCTGTAGGTTTTCTCATTTCTAAAAACTGGATAACGTCCGGGTGGCTAATGTCAAGATAAGTAGCATAACTGCCGCGGCGAGTCCGACCCTGACGATAAGCGAGACAGGATGAGTCGTAAGTTTTGAGGTGAGGCATAACACCAACAGATTTATCATCGCTGGCACGGATACCGAAACCGATGCCAACGCCACCACCCAACATAGATAACCAATTAGTTTCACTTAGATTCTCCACCAACCCTTCGGCTGTATCATTGATGTAGTTTAGAAAGCATGAAATAGGCATACCTTTCTTAGAACGACCAAAAGACAAAATAGGTGTAGAGTATGACAACCAGTGCCTGCTTGCATAGTCATACAATCTTTGTGCGTGTTCAATATTACTCGCAAACTGTAGGCTAACAAAAGCAAAACGCTCTTGAGGAGATTCTTCTTCCTCCCTCATGTAGCTTTCACGTAAACGCTGAATACCTAACTTGTCAAATAATTCGTCACGGGACAGGTCAATTTGAATACCTAAATAGTCCTTCTTAGCCATTTAATTCCTCTACTGCCTTAGCAACATCAGGAAAGTGATGTTTAATAACTTCCCAACATTGTTTGGCTATATCTGAGTGTTCTTTTTGTGTGCCGTTTGCCATTCTTAGTTCACAGTAATGAACCCAACTTCTTAGTGTTCCTGACATATACAGTGTGGTTTCAGTATTACCCTCAGGCAAAACAGCTCGTGCTTGCTCTTTGGCGATACCTTTTGATAAGGCCCATTCGTATGCTTCTCTGGCCTTATTAATAACTTCATGTTGCTTCATGTTCCAATCTTCTCGCAGATCTCTATCATCAGTCTCTATAGAATTCTGTCTGTTCTTAGGATCCTGCAAGCGTGCCTCACGTTCAATATAATCAGAAGATACAGCATATCGCTGACTAAACTCCTGAAAACTGAAACTACGGTGCCTAATAATCTGTCTACTGATATCTCGTGTAGTGTTTATCTCCATTGTTATAGAAACCATCTCAAAAGGGCTCCAATGGGCATTTTTTATTAGATATTGTAGCAGTTTAGGTGCTGATTCTTTATTATTTTGATTGCCTGGGTTGCTTACACGAGCAGCGTAAGCAATCAATTCGTTCGCCGTATGACAGCCTGTAGTGGCTGAGGGTTGTGTCATTCCAACGAGTGATACCTTCATTAACATTTTCTCCATTGTGTAAATTGCAGTTCTGCTTCAAGTCCTTCATAGGTATTCATACTTATAATAGTATGAATTTCATCTTTTGTCAAGCCCGACATAACCATATCATTAATATCTTTTTCTTCCATGTCAGGCCATAGACATACTTTGTTACCCAACTTTATCTGTTGGTGTATCAGTCTACATACTTCTTTGTTGCGGGGCTGATTGTCAAATATCATTGTGAAGTATGTCAATCCTATCTTATCTACCTTGCCGAATGAAGTACCGACACAGGCTATAGCATTATCAAGGAACAAACTATCAATGGGACCTTCTACCACATACACTTCTTTATTAGTGTCTGCTTCATCAAGGCCGAATATTTGCATTTCTTCCTTAATAATAAGATTTATATATCTTAGTTTTTCACCACGCATACCTCTCAATGCCATACCTGTCAACTGTCCATCAGGTGTTAGGAATGGGAGAGATAAACGAGGCTGTTTGATATTTAGTGCTTCTTTGTATTTTGAGTTCAGCTGTGACAATGTGCGTATATCGTCAACATAATATAATCTGTGAAACTGTGTCTCAGGTATCATTCTACCTTTAGCATATTTCACTGCCTCATGGTCACTTGGCAACTTATCTAACCTGTCCATGAGAGTGTCAATCAGTCTTGCTGGTTTGTCAAAGTCAGGTTTGAAGTCGAAAGCGTACTCAGGATTAGGCTCTTTCTTAGGTTCAGGTTTGTCATCTTTTCTGACAAACTTTTCCATAACATATTCTTTGTATAACAAGTGGTCAACTTTCTCAAGGAAGTTAGCAATGGTTGTGCCATAATCACAATTATGACAGCGATAGAACATATCGTTGTCTTTGCGGTAAAAGAATCCTCGCATCTTATTCTTTTTCTTTTGACTATCACCACAAATAGGGCAGCGACAATTGAACAGGTAGTCGTCTTTCTTCTGGAACCTGTCCAGTTTCACCGAAACCATGTTTATAAATTTAAGATCAACAAATAGAGACATAAGGCAAAAAACCTATACATTTAGTATAGGTTAATAATAACAAATTTTTAAGGAGATGTCAAGTTATATATTTGACATTAGGAAGGTTCGTATTTCCGGTAAGAATATACCGCCGGCCACAAGAGCACCGATAAGTATCCAGCGCCATTTTTCGAGGTTCTCAATTCTGTCCTCTAATTTGTCGTGTTTAGTTACCATATGACTTTTTAAATCTTTGATAGCATCCAACACCTTGTCTATCTCTTTAGTCATTTTGTCCTCTAAGTCTGCCATATCGTTTTGAATAGCGTTAAAAGTACGCTCTCCTTCTGATAGTCGTTGTTCGTGTACTGCGAGTATTTGTGTAGCATTATTACACACAGTAGTCAACTTGTCAAGTGTTGCTTCAAGTTTAACAAACAGGCCACCCATTTGTTGAACATCGTGTTTGACTACGGTCAATTCGGCTTCTACTTGTTTAAGAGGCATTTTTCTTCTTCTTTTTTCTACGAACCATTGGCATCATCACAGGATCTCGTCCTGGTTCTGCTTGGTTTGCTTTAGTAGGGTGTTCAATTCCTATACCTGCTATTGCTCCCCCACCCACTCCCATTTCTTCACGGAACATCTTAAAGGATACAAGGTTATGCTCAAGTAAATGTGATTCTTGTGTTACATCTTCAAACAGTGAATATAAATCTAATTTATTCTCAAGTTCTTTATCGTTCATGGCTAATAAATCATCTTCGCTATGTTCTCTAAGTATTGCAATTGCTGCCGCTAAGGATAACAACCTGTTACTTGATCTGTCAGGTGATTTTCCTAATGCGTACTGTAGTTTAAAAACAAGACGGTTTAAAATAGTGTAAGAATCTTTTTCTTTAGCACTATCAGGTTTTCTAAGTTTTTTACCGTTTCTGTCAATTATGCCGTATTTGTAAGCGTCAGATTGCTCGATTGGAGTCGATAACAACTTCAATATTCTTAATACTACAACAGCATCTGTTAAATTAGCCACTACAATTTCCTTAGTATTTCCACCAAAGTTTGGTTTAAGGGTATTTCTGTTTCTTTTATACCCGGAGAAACTACTGTTTCTAAAGGCATTCTGTGAAGATACACAAGATATGTTTTAAGTTCAGGCCAATACTCTTCCTCTAACTTATAAAACAACATATCTGTTGCTGCATCTTCAAAAACATTATACAATACTACAAGATGATTTAGGATTAACCTTTCACTTGCATCGCCTGTTTTTTTGTATCTATTTAACAGACGTTTTACGTATTTAATTCTTTTTAAATCTTCTTCCAGGTCGCTCATACCCATGCTTCCTGGATTGTAATAATGTTTTATTGCATAAATTAAAAAGTTATCTTCATTCAACTCAACCATGTTTTATCCTTATGATATAGTAGCAGTACCTCCAATCATGTACCACTTGCTATTAGTATATATCATGGTTGCGGTATCGCCTGCTGCATCAAAAGCAATACTACCTTCTACAGTGGAACCAGTCAATGTTAGTGTGGTTCCTCCTGTATTTGAAGTCATAATAATTATTTTGACCTGGCCATCACTACCGGCTGCTAAGGACAAATTCCCTGAGCTTGTAGGATTAGACAAATAACTTATATTGGTTGTTAGACTTACAGCACCAGCCTCTGTCAAGGTATCAGTATCTTTAATTTGAATCTTGTCAGTAAACACAGCAGGTGTAGCAATAGTACCAAAAAGGTTTGCTACCGTAATTTTTTTACTGGTAGCTGACTGTACAAGGTAGGTGGCATCAGAAGCAGCGGCCGAAGTGGCCGCTGTAAGTTCTGATAGTTTCGCATCTGCCATATTAAATACTCCCTAAATTAAAAAGTATTTATTAGGCGATTGTAGCAGCTACTGCGCTTGAAGTAACACTGTCTGCGCCTGTTGCACTAACTACACAACGGAACTCGTTAGCATCAACATATTCTGCGTCAGTAGAAATTACTGTCAATGTAGCTGCTGTACCGGATGCGTCAACTGTGTTTGCAAAAGTAGCACCACTGTCAGTAGAAACCTGCCACTGATAAGTAAGTGTTCCTCCAGTACCAGTAATGCTGGCGGCTACAGTGAATACTACGTCTGCAGGGCTTGTTACTGAAACAGCTGAAGGCTGAGTACCAATAGTAATCAAGTAGTCCTCAAATACAGCATCTTCTGCGTCAGTAGCAGAGAAGGCATTCTTAGACAGTGCTACAAGAGTTTCAACTTGTGTTCGAGCAACTCCCCCCACTGTTTTAGTAGATACTTTGTTCCAGCCAAGATGTGCTGCACCTTCCTGAGTTTTGTTAGCTGCCATTTCGTTCTTGTCAACGCCATAAAGATTAGAACCAAGAATTTGAATGGTGTCAGTAGCAGTATCACCAACAGCAGTTAGTGTAATTTCGGTACCAGCATTTGCGTTTGACAATGAATTAGCTAACTGATAAGCATTAGTGCCATCAGCAATAATATAGTATGTAGTACCCGAAGCGAGGCCGCCAATTGCTGTGCCAGCAGTAGTATAAATTACTGCATCTCCAGTTTTAAAGCCTTGATTGATAACGATTGTATCATTTGAAGTGCTTACTACATCAGTGCTGGTAGAGTCGATGGTAAAAGTAGTTGCTTCTACTACTGGCTTGCCTGCCTGATTATCAGTGTTAGACCATGCGGACATTATTGTTCTCCTAAGTTTTCTGCGTTATTTAAAATCTTTGCCAGAAGTTTATATGCTTCGGCTTTGTTATTATTTTCTTTAATCATTTTACGAAGCTGCTGTACCTGCTCTTCCACATCTTTCTTAGTAGGAGCCATGCCTTTCTGGGCACCTTTCTGCTTCATGTCTGCTTTCGCTCTTTTCTCAACGGCTTTAGCAGCAGCACCACTTTGTACTCTGTCGGCAGCACGTGCAATTACTCTCATTCTATCAGCTTTTTCCTGAGGTGTCAATTCTTCGTTTGCCTGGCGCAATGCCTTCTTGGCAGCTGGGTGATTAGAAAGACCTTTCTTAATCTTTTCCATCTTCTCAGCAGCACCGGTGTAGTCACCACCCTTATGTCTGGGGTCGTTAGCAATGCCTTTTGCCATCCTAACCTGCTTAGAAGTAATGTATTCGTTGACCTGCTGTACGTAAGAATTGTCTACTTCTTCTTTAGGACCATAGCCTTTGGGAGTAACATCTGTTACTTTCGCATCTGATTTTTTACCACCATGCACTTCTTTAGAAACTTTCTTAGGATCAATGTTGCCCTTCTTATCAAAAAGTTTCTTCAAATGATCCGGCAGTTCTTCTTGCACCTGCTCTACTTCTTCTTTCTTCATCAAGGATGCTCTGGCTGCTGGATTGCTCATGTTGCTTTTACCAGCATCAGGACCAAATCCTTTAAGTTTAACACGGTTGCCTTCCTTGTCGTATTTGCCAGCAGCCATATCAGCACGGGCTTTCTCTCTGCGCTTCTCGTTATCTTCAAAACTTTCTTTCTTCATAGACTTTTTGATAGCTTTGTCACGGGAACCCATGTACTCTGATGT